GACCACATCAACACCGTGCGCGCTGCCGAGCAGCGTGACGCGCGTATCGCTGACCAGTTCGCTTCAGCGCCGGAGTTGCGCGCCGAGGTTCGCACCGCCGCTGCGGAGTTGTCGGACGCCGACATCATCCGTCAGTTGGCGACCGGCGAGCGTCGGACCGCCACCTTTGAGCGTCGCGCGCTGTCTGGCGCTACCGCCACCAAGGGGCCGGAGACCGTGCCCCAGGGTTTCTACGACGTCATCCAGGAGCAGTTGGCCACCCTCTCGCCGATGCTCGATGCGTCGGTCGTGACCGTTCTCAACACCACGAGTGGCGAGGACATCAAGGTGCCGGTGCAGACCGCACGGCAGAACGGCACCGCGACTGCCGAGGGCGCTACCTACGCAGAGTCCGATCCGACGTTCACCAGCATCACGCTGCGTGCGCACAAGTTCGGCACCCTGACCCTGGTCAGCAATGAGCTACTCCAGGACACCGGCATTGACCTGGTTGGCTTCCTCGGACGCCAGATGGGTCTCGCGCTCGGGACGGCCATCGGGAATGTTTTGACGCAAGGGACCGGGACTGTGCAACCTAACGGCCTGGTTTTCGCGCTCGGCACCGCGCCTGCGGTGACCGGCGGCACGGGCGTCTCTGGCGCTCCGACTGCCGACAATCTCATTACCCTGATGCACGCGGTCGACAGCGTTTACGCTGCTCAGCCGGGTGCTGGCTGGATGATGAGCCGTGCAACCCTCGGAACGGTTCGAGCCCTCAAGGACAACAACGGCTCGTACCTGTTCAACCCCTACGCAGATGCGGGGGTCGTCGGGCGTCTCTTGGCTTATCCTGTCTATGAGAATCCCTTCGTTCCCGCCATCGGTACGGCTGCGGCGTCGGCAACGCTCGTCGGCAAGTCCATCCTGTTCGGCGATCTCCGCGCTTACCACACCCGCTTGGTTGGTGGAGTTGAGATCGTCCGTTCGGACGAGGCGTACTTCACCTCCGACCAGGTTGCCTTCAAGGCGCGCGTGCGCGTCGGTGGCGACCTCGGTGGTGGACGCACCGACGCGGTGAAGTTCTTCCGCGGCGGCACCGCCTAACCAGGAACAAGCGGGAGGGGCCGGGTAACCCTCGGTCCCTCCCCCACCTACCCCCGAGGGCGTTAGGGCGCAGGACTAGCGCCCTCGGGCTCCCCCTGCGAACACCTGCGAACTAAGGAACCTGCGATGGATCGTGCAGCACGTCGGCGCGCAAACCGCCAAGGCATCAAGCCAGTCACCGTCCTCTGGCACAGCAATGCTCCCTGGACCGGGACCGGGTACGGGACACAAACCAAGCAAGCCGTGGAGCGTATGCAGCGCGACGGTCACCACGTCGCCATCAACTGCAACTACGGGATCTATGGCACGACCACGGACTACGACGGCATCCCCGTCTACCCGATGGGCGTGGACCCGTACAGCAATGACACGGTGCTGCCTAACTGGAAGATGTGGACGCAGCAGCATCCCGGCCCTGCCGTCGCTGTTTGTCTGTTCGATGCCTGGACGATGGACGAGAAGATGTGGGGCGACATTCCCACGGCGGTCTGGACAATGGTGGACCACCTGCCGGTGCCGCCGAATGTGCTTGGCACGTTGCAGCGTCCGAACGTCACGCCAATCGCTGTGACCAAGTTCGGCCAGGAACAGATTGAGCGCGCAGGCGTTGAGTCGCTCTACATCCCCATGGCCGTGGAGTCATCGCTCTACTACCCAGGCGCAAGCTATGAGGGACGCACAGGCCGCGAGATGATCGGCTGGGACGACGACGTGTTCGTGGTCGGCTGCATCAACGCGAATAAGGCAGCGGGCGGCGGGAGTATCCATCGCAAGGCGTGGGCCGAGAACATTCTGGCTTTCAGCATCTTTGCGCAGGACAAGCCGGACGTGCGCCTGTATCTGCACACGGAGCGCTACGGACGCCATAACGGTCTGATCCTTGACCTACTGCTGAAGGCGTGCGGCCTGGAGGAAGGCCGCCACTACAAGGTGGTCAACCAGCACGCCTACCACAACGGCATCCCCAATGAAGCCATGGGCGCGATCTACAACGGCATTGACGTGCTGCTGGCTCCCACACTAGGCGAGGGCTTCGGTCTGACGCTCGTTGAGGCACAGATGGCTGGATGCGTCGCGGTGGCTAACAACTTCAGCGCACAGCCAGAGCTGCTCGGCGATGGCTGGCTGACCGAGGGGCAACCCTTCTGGGACGGCGCGCAGTTCGCTTGGTTCAACACTCCGAACGTTCCCAGCATCGTGGATTGTCTGGAGCAGGCATACGCGCGTGGTCGAGTTCGCTCCGATAAGGCGCGGGCGCACGCCATGGACTACGACGCCGACAAGGTGTGGGACGAATACTGGCGGCCCTACCTGGCAACGGTCGCCGGATGAAACTCGCATGGGTGACCCATCACCTACCGCGCGAGATTGACAGCGATCACCCTGCGCACCTGCCGGGTCGCTTCGTCGGTGGTGCCGAGATGACTGACGCGGCGCTGATCGAGGCCGCACCGGATGACGTGGAGATCCAACTGCTGGGACCTGAGTCCTGGGAGCAGGCGCTTGACGCCGAGGAAATCGTGGTCACCGGCACGGACCTGCTGACTGATGAAGCCATGTACGCACTCGCCGAGCGCAAGCCGCCTGTGTTCCTCCATCACCTTCAGACGCGCAGCGCCGCACGAGGCCACCTGCTTGAGGCGGCCCGGGTGCTGATCCTGCACACACCGGCGCACCTAGAGCGTGAGCGCGAATGGGTGACGCCACGGAATGCCTGCCTGGTGCTGTCCCCCATGGACCCAACCGAGTGCTGGCAGGAGACCAAGCAGGACTTCGCGGTGTGGGCCAACCGTCAGCATGAACTCAAGGGACCACGCAAGGCGGCCATGTACGCAGCGCAGCACGGCATGACGCTGCGGCAGTTGAGCGACGTCCCCCGGCATGACGTCCTGGCGACGATGGCCATGGCGCGGTGGTTTATCCATCTGCCTGTCGGCTTTGAGTCCGAGAGCCGCGCCACCATTGAGGCGGTGCTGTCGGGCTGTGAGTGCATCACCAATGACAACGTAGGCGTGACCAGCGTTCCCGGCTGGAATGACCCGGACCACCTGGCCAGCCTGGTCAGTAATGCGGCAGAGACTTGGTGGAAGGCAGTCCTATCGTGATTGCCGTCCTTATTCCCACGCTCGGCAGACCTGGAAACATCCAGCGCGTCATTGACGACCTAGAGCACAGCGCCCCCCGTGATGCCATTGACCCGCTGTTCATCGTCGAGGCGCATGACGCCGACACCATCCAAGCAATCAAGGATGCGCAGCGTTCCTACGTGATCAACGAGCGGGCCGCGTCCTACGCGGGAGCGATCAACACGGCAGTTGAGCACACGACGCACCCGCACCTGTTCATCGGCGCTGACGACTTGCACTTCCATGACGGCTGGCTGGAGCCGCTGCTGGAACGGGCGCAGGACTTCGGCCTGGTCGGGACTAATGACCTGCACAACCCTGCCGTCCTGAACGGTGACCACGCCACACACTTCCTGGTGACACGGGAGTATTCCGAAGTGGGCACGATTGACGGCCAGTTCCCGCTACTGCATGAGGGCTATACCCACAACTACACGGACACCGAAGCGGTCGCCACCGCCAAGCATCGCGGCCAATGGACTCCATGCCTGGGGTCTCACGTCGAGCACATTCATTGGGCATGGGGTCTGGCACCGATGGACCCGACCTACCAGAAGGGTGCCAACACGGTCCACGGCGATGAGGCGCTGTATCGGAGCAGGAGTCACCTGTGGATGTAGCGGTCACGGGGGCGAGCGGGTTTATCGGCTCCAACATGGTGCGCTACCTGGCCGAGCAGGGCCACAACGTCCTGGCGATTGACCGCAAGGAACCACGGGAACTGACCCGCCGCGCAGCCTGGAGCAAGGCGCACGACACGCAGGTTGTCTGTTTGCAAGACGCCAAGCCAGACCTGTCCGGCATCCAGGTTGTGTATCACTTCGCTGCCGATATGGGTGGCGTCGGCTACTTCCACGCGCACGACTTCTGGCCATATATCGCCAACAGCCGGATAGATATGAACGTGCTGGAGGCCATGGCTGACGCGCAGGTATACCGGGGTTTTGTAGCCGCTAGTGCCTGCATCTATCCGACAGAGATCCAGATGGAGCCGGGTCGCGCTCCGCTGCTGCGCGAGGAGCAAGCCGAGACTGGCCAGCCTGACCAGATGTATGGGCGCGGCAAGTTGATGCTGCTGCGGCTGGCAGAACGCGCACCCGTGGACGTTCGCGTAGGCATACTCCACACGGTCTATGGAGTGGGCCAGGAGCGTCAGGGCGAGCGCATGAAGTTCCCGACGGCTATTGCAACTAAGGCGCTCAAGGCGCGCGAGACGGGCACGCTAGAGGTCTGGGGCGACGGTCAGCAGTTGCGCTCCTTCCTGTGGATTGACGACGCGCTGGCCAAGATCCGAGCGCTGACCATGGACGACAGGAACATTGGCCCGACCAACATCGGCTACCAGGGCGCGGTCAGCGTTGCCGACGTTGCTGCGCTGTGTTGTGAGCTGGTCGGCGTCAAGCCGCAGATCACCTACACGACTGACAAGCCGAGCGGTGTGCTGTCCAGGGATTGCGATAACGCCAAGTTCTGGAACCACTACGGCCGCATGGAACCGACCGACTACCGCCGAGGCTTTACTCGACTTATCGAATGGCTGGAGGATTAGTGGCCATCACTAACGGATACTGCACCCTGACGCAGATCAAGGCAGCGCTGCGCATCACGGACGCCGTGGATGATGACATGCTGGAGATGGCCGTGGAATCGGCCAGCCGCATGATTGACAGCGAGTGCGACCGCAACTTCTACGGGACCGCGACCACCAGGGACTTCACGCCGTCGGACCGCTACACCGTGGATACCGACGACCTGACTGCCATCACAAGCGTCAAACTCGACGACCAGGGCGACCGCACGTTCTCCATAACCTTGGCCACCTCGGACTACCAGACCGAGCCGCTGAACCAGCGCGTCTCCGGCAACGCCTTCCCGATCTACCGGCTGCGGATGATCGGTGACTATCTGCTGCCGATCTGGGGCGAGCAGGCCACGGTGCGCATCCAAGGCACCTACGGGTTCACGCCTGTACCGCTGCCGGTTGTCCAGGCCACAGTCATTCAGTCCGGCAGGATCTTCAAGCGCCTTGATAGTCTCCTGGGCTTCGCGGGCTTCTCCGATATGGGCGTGGCGCGCGTCGGTCGGGTGGACCCTGATGTCGCTGCGCTGATCCGTCCCTTCAAGAAGTACGCGGCTGCCTGATGCCAACGATGTCGGACCTGCGCACGCAGTTGGCCACGAACCTGGCGACCATCTCGGGACTGCGCACGGCGGCCACGATCCCCGACGCCATCAACCCACCTGTGGCTGTCATCTTCCCGAGTTCGATCACCTACGACACCGCGTTTGCGCGGTCAGGTGGCGACGAGTACGAGTTCATCGTCACGGTCATTGTGGGCCGCATGGATGAACGCAGCGCACAGAACAAGCTTGACGGGTACTGCAACCCGACAGGGAGCACGAGCATAAAGACGGCGATTCAGAGCGACCGAACCCTCGGCGGTCAGGCGTTCGACTGCCGAGTTACCAACCTGCGCAACTACAACCAAGTCACCGTTGGCGACACCACCTACCTGGCGGCGGAGTTCGTCGTCCAGATTTACGCATGAGAAAGGGCCACGCACATGGCTAAGCAGATCATTCAGAACCCGGTCGTGATCCTGAACTCAGGCACGATCAGCGCGAACGTGGCGCAGGCCACAATCAACCTGACCGCCGATGACATCGAGGTCACGAACTTCACGAGCACCGCGCGGGAGCGCATTGGTGGACTCAAGGACGGCACGTTCTCCATGGACGTCCACCAGGACTACGCCGCGTCAGCAATTGACAGCATTGTCTTTCCGCTGGTCGGTGGGACGGCTGCGATCAAGGTCCGGCCAGGTGGCACCGCTGCAATCGGCACCGCCAACCCTGAGTACCAGTTCAACGTGCTCGTCACCGAATACAACCCGATTGACAGCGCTGTCGGCGACCTCGCCACCTTCTCGGTGTCCTGGCCGATCACCGGCGCTGTTGCTCGCGCAACCGCCTAACCATAGGAGTCTCCTGCGATGATGACCTTCCAGCTCGGTATTGAGTACGCCGATGGGTCGGGGGCTGACACAACAGCCTCGGTCCCCGACTTCATCGCGTTTGAGCGCAAGTACGACAGGCCGGGTGCGCAAGCACTCATGGGCCAGGACGGGCAGCCGCGCATTGAGTGGTTGCTATTTATGGCATGGCACAGCCTGAAGCGCGCCAAGCCAGACCTGGCCGAGTTCGATCCCTGGTGCGAAACCGTCTCAGGTATCCGGCTCGGCAAGGAGGAAGAAGTACCCCCTTTGGAGAGCAAAGCGTCCATTGGCTCCTAGTGCATCTTTCCTATGAGTGGAAGGTGCCGCCGTCGGCGCTGCTCGATGAGTCCCCGCGAATGATCGCAACCATGCACCGCTACCTGCGCTGGCGGTCCAGCGAGATGAGGAAGGCCAGCCGATAATGCTCAAGATTGAGATGGGTTCCGATATCGCGCAGTTCATCAACCGGCTGGAGAAATTCGATCAGGACGTGTCCAAGGAACTCAAGAAGGCCATGAAGCAGGGATCTGAAAAGGTCGTTGCAGAAGCCAAGAAACTGCTCCCAGGTGATGCTCCCCTGAGCGGCTGGGGAGTGGGATGGATTGAGCGTGACCGCGAAGCAGGTCGTGACCTTCAATACAGACCAGCGAAGGCTCGCAGCAGTATCAAGGCGGCAGCGTTCCGCGCTCGACGCAGCGGCGTCACGGTTGCGTTTGGCTATCAGGCTGTGCAGAAGGACCCAGCCGCAAGCATCTTCGAGACCGCAGGCGCTCGCTACCCGCTAGGGGTTCGATCCGCCACCTTCAACCCCAGCATCCTGCGGCGATTCGGTTCTGGCCCATATCCGCGCATCATGTACCCCGCTTATTACGCAGGTATCCGCGAGGCGCGCGAGGAGATTGACGCAGCACTTCAGCAGGCACGCAAGAGAGTCGGTCTGTAATGGCTAACCCTGGTGGCATCAAGGTCACGATTGTCGGTGACTACACAGACAAAGAGATCAAGAAGGCTATCCGCGATTTAGAAAGTTTGCGCACGGATGCCGACAAGACGAGCGGCAAGTTTGGCGACATGTCCAAGACGGCCAAGGTTGCCGGAGCCGCTATTGCTGCGGGGCTTGCTGTCGGTGCTGCTGCTGCCGTGTCCTTTACTAAGGATGCTGTCATGGCAGCCAGCAACCTGGCTGAGTCGCAATCCAAGGTCGGTGTGGTCTTTGGTCAGCAGGCGCAACTCGTTGAGAACTGGGCCAAGAACAGCGCGCTCGCGTTTGGTCAGACGGAGCAGCAGGCACTAGAGGCCGCTGGCACATACGGCAACCTGTTCCAGGCGTTCGGCCTAACGCAGACGGCAGCGCGCGAGATGTCCATGACCATGGTGGAACTGGCCGCCGACCTTGCTTCGTTCAACAACACGTCTATAGACGACGCTATCGAGGCGCTGCGCTCTGGTCTGTCGGGCGAGACCGAGCCGCTGAAGCGTTTCGGCATCGCGCTCAACGACGCGCGCATGAAGCAAGAGGCGTTGGCACTCGGCATCTACGACGGCAACGGAGCGCTTACCGCAGCGCAGAAGGCTCAGGCTGCCTACGCGGTCATCCTGAATGACACGACGCTGGCGCAGGGTGACTTTGAGCGCACGAGCGGTGGTCTTGCCAACTCACTACGCATCGTCGAGGCGCAGGTCAAGAACCTCCAGACCGAGTTTGGCACAGGGTTCCTTGAATCCTTGATTGACGTTACAAACCAGTCAGACGATCTGAAGGCATCCTTAGAGGACCTGCGTCCCACATTCCGTGAGGCTGGCCAGAACGCAGGCGATCTCGCACTAGGTGCTTTGCAAGTTACTTCTAACTTTTACTCAATGTCGCGCGCCATAATGTCGGGCAACTGGGAGCTTGTGCGGCGCATGCTTTTTGCGACCAATGAGGAACTGGTCACCCTGAACCAGGAAGCGCTAGTCGGAGCCGACAGCCTCAGCTACTACACGGCGCGCGGTTCCGAGATGGAAGCACAACTGCGGGCAAACAGCGCAGCATTGAGAGCAACCGCTGCGGCCACACGGGATGCGACCGGCGCAACACTAGGTCTTGCAGAAGCGCAGGGACAGAGCAATACGCGGTTTCAGATTCTTGCGCAACTGAACAAGGACCCACGCTGGCAAGATTACAAAGAGCGCATGGCTGCGAACGAGCAAGCGACGCGCTCCATGGGTGGCGCGGCGTCGAGCACAAAACAATCCATGGCCGAGTTGCGCAGCGAGATGGAAAAGACCTTTACACAGTCAATGCGTGATGCCATCACCGAAACCACAGACTCTTTGGCTAAGGGACTTGAATCCGCGAAAGACAAAGTAACCGACTTCGCGCGCAATATGCAGAGCACGATTCTTCAGGGCTTCGGCATTGGTAAGTCCTTTGAGGGTGCGCTCAACGAGGAGGGCAAGGTCAATGCGTCGGCCTGGATTCAGGCAGTAGACGCGGAGGTTGCCAAGTGGGAGTGGTTCGGCAACGTCCTTCAGGCGGTGCGCGGCCCCGGCAACGATCCGGCGCGGCAGGCGCTCGCTGAGTACCTGGCGGGCGAGGGTGCCGACAAGGGCGGCGTCATGGGACAGGCGCTCATCGAGAATGGCTTGATTGACACGATGGCCATGAAGATGCAACTGGTCCGTGACCAGGCCGGGATCGTCGCGCAGAACATGGTGCCGGAGTTCCTGAAGGCTGGCGTGGACTCGGCGCAAAATACTTATGACGGGTTCAAGCTTGCCGCTGGCAAAGGCGGCCCGGTGTATGAGGCGCTGCAAGGCTTGATGGATCGGCTCGCCGCATCCATGAAGCGTGAGACAACCATCACCGTGACGACGATCAACCGCCAGATCAACGAGGTGCTTGGGTCCTATGGCTATGGCGGTCCCCGTGCGATGGGTGGACCAGTCGCGGCTGATACGGCTTACCTCGTCGGTGAGCGCGGTCCTGAACTGTTTGTCCCTGACGTGTCGGGCAGCATTGTGCCTAATGGCGGTTCCCCGTCAAGCACGGGTGCGGTGGCTGCTCGCGGCATCACGCTGAATGTCTATGCAGGCATGGGCATAGACGGCGGCGACGTCGGTCGGCAGATCGTGGACGCGC